GGGTGATGCTTTTCGACATCTTGCGCGATAAGGCCAATCTGCTTACCGGGTTTACCTTTATACTTAAACTTGACTATCTTCTGGCCGTCGTATGTTTCACCGATCGGCTGAATGTCTTCCTTCAACCGCTCGTCAGAGAAGAACGACGACGGCTGCGTCGAGGTGGTCGTCGATCCCGACAGCGCGCCAATGCCTTCCGAAATGTTCGCCAGTTCGCCAAGCGTTTGGAACGGGTAAGCCTGCGCCTGAAGGAACTGGTTATACAGCGCCTGCAAACCGGCCTGAGCCGTCTGCTGCTGGGTAAGACCGGCAGCCTGCTGCGCTTGCGCGCCCTGCAACCCGGCAGTCTGAGCAGCCGTGCCAAGGCCACCCAACTGCGCCCCGGCACTTGTCAGGCGGGCAAGGTTCGCCTGCTGCGCCGCCAACTGCGCGGCCTGCTGCTGCGCGGCAGTATTCTGCGCCTGCGTATACCCAGCCTGTAGCAACCCAGCGTTCGTCTGGTTGTTGGCAAGGTTCTGCTGATAGGCAAGGTTCGCGGCAGCAACGCCCGACCGGTCGCCACCAAACGCCCCAGCCTGGATTGCCTGACCCTGCAACCCGCTCGCCTGCTGCTGATTGAGCATCTGCTCACCGGCAAGCTGGGTGCCATACACGTCGCTCAAGAACGGCGACATGTAGCGATTGGTCTGCAACGCGCCGAGGTTGGCAGGACCAGCACCCGCCAGCGTTAGATCGGTCGCACCCTGATAATAAGGCTGCGCGGCGTTGGCGTAGTAATTGGTCCCGGCAATACCAGCCTGCTGGGTCGGATCGAGCGGCGCAACGAAGGCGTTCGGGTTTGTGCTGTAGAACTGAAACGGCGTGTTCGGCTGGCCCGTTGCCGGGTTTGTCCCCATAAGCGCGTTGGCTTGGCTGGTGACAGTATTATACTGAGCCAAGACTTGCGGCGGGATAGATACTTGCGACGTGCTAGTCGAACTTTTGCCGCCCACTTCAATTCTCCACTTCAGGGTGGTTCATATTGAGACCCGTCTTAGCGCCGTAAAGAAAGAAGACCCCGGCAGGTTCGCCAAACAGACGCTTGTATAACCGAACCTTGGCTTCAGTTCTATGAGAACTTATTACCCCGATAATCAATGGAATACCAAGGCCGTCTGCTATTCTCTTAGTAAACTCGGCCAATAACCTTGCTCGACCACCCTTGGCAGACCTGTATTCTGGATGAACGAACAGGAATTTTTCTTCCAAGACATCCTCATTCGAGTAAGACATCTTGCCCGTCCGCAGCACGACACAGCCTTCCAAGGGCTTGCCACGACCGCCGATGATGCCGACAACGCCACCTACCCCGACCAGCGCGGGCCATAATTCTATCAATATTTTAATCTCGTCGGCATTCACGAACCCATTTTCAACATGGCACGACATGGTCAAAGCCATAACGTCGTCAACATCATGTTTGTTGGCAACGCGCACAATCAAATTGTCAGACATAAAAGAACACTTTCTGTAATTGCTTAATCACGCTTTGGTCCTGGGAGGTTTTTCAAAGTCTTAATGGTCTTTGATCTAAATCCTTTCACAAATTCATCAAGTATACGATGCCCGTCATCCAGAGAACCGTGGCCTAATCTGGCAACATCGTCTGGGTGGATGACGTATTCGCCACCGGCAGCAACAATCGGCACTTCGCCGGTCGAACCGCCCGTAGCCTTACCCGGCATAGGTTGGCCGTAAGGGGCGGCAGAAGCGCCGTATGGCATGCCCTTATGCCCGCCGTAGGGCATAGCGCCCTGCTTATATGGCATGCCCTTGCCAGCGCCCTGGGTGCCATAGAAAGGTTGGCTGAATATCGACTTCGCTACCTTGAACCCGGCGTTCGTGTTGCCCTCGCCCATCGCGCTGATAATGTCAGCCGGGATGACGTAAGCACCGCTAGGAACGTGCATCGGCAGGTGGTCGGTGCGGCCAGCAACGGCGCTGTGGATGGGGCCGACATGAACCTTTGTCGTCTTGCCACCCAGCGGCATGGGTGGCTTGGGGATCGGTGGAATGTTACCCGGCGTAGGACCAACGCCAGGGATGCCGGGCGGTGACGTGTTTAGAGGCGGAATTGGGTTGGGGTAGCCCATGAGGTTGCCGCCCTCGGCCTTTGCCGTCCTCGCCGCCAGCTTAAACGCCTTTGCCGTAGGTGCGCCGGGACTGCCGGGCTTACGCATATGCTCATGCGAACCGTGGGCAATACGCTCTTGCTTGGCATGGATGTTTGCGTAAAGACCGCCGCCGGTTGCGCGGGATTTGTGGGCCACATTCAATGCGGCAGCAACCGCCTGATCCTGCGGATGTCCGGCGTGAATCATTTCGCTTATATTGGAAGAGATCGTCTTCTGGCTGCGGCCCTTCATCAACGGCATGACAACCTCACGAGTAGCTAACGGCCACGGTCATGCCGGTGCCAGGAGTGACGACAATGCCGTAAGCAACCGGCATGTTGATGACATAAACCCCGACGGTATTTTGGATCGTCACCAGCAATCGCGCAGACGTAGCCGTCGCGGTCGAGGATGCGTCATAGATCGAGCCAGAAGCAGACCCGGCGACAATCACGGCAACTGAACACATGCGGCCAGGATTGATCGACACAACCGTCTGCGCCGTCATGCCGGTCACATTTTTGTTGCCGGCAATCTGCAAGGTCGTCTGCGCCTCACCGTTCAACGCGGTGACGATGTTTTGCGCGGCAGTCAGGATATTAGTTAATGAGCCAGACATCAGAATTTCCCGTCAGGTGAATAGCGATAGCGCATATTGCCGATACGCCACCAAGTGCCGGTGTCAGTGCTGCCGATAAAGACCGATACCAAACGCCCCCGGAAACGCGGCGAAAGCCATGTCGTAGCCTGGGTAACGGGATAGGGACCAAAAACCTGCGGTGTGGCGCCAGGGTAATCAGCGACATAAAATGTGATATTTAATGTCGCTGAAGGCGATGACGTCGGCGGGTTTGTCGTGCCGTTAAAGTATCCCCACTTAGCGTCCGGCCAAATCTGGTCGATATACGTCTTCATATCGGCTTCGCTGATCGCAAAGTAACCGGTCTGGAAATAGCTGTTCATCGCAACCGCCTGGGTGCCGTTGGCGGCATCAGGCGACGTTTCATGCTGATAGATATATAGCTGCGAAGGATCGGCCCCAATCGGCGGACCAAGCACCGACTCGTTGATCCAGGCCGATCTCCCAAGCTGGCCGTAGTCCCAGGTCTGCAACATCGTGTTATATTTGACGTAAGCCGTAACCTCGCCACCCGAGGATAACGTCGGGTAATACCACGAGACTTCCGCAAACCGGGAATTTACCGCGCAGCGAATTTTCTGAAGATTGGTCTGATCGAGGTCCTGGAAGATTACGTCCCATACGGGGCAAGCAATCGGCGTCACACCGCCACCAGACAGTTGATAGAACTGCGTCGGCCCCATCCAATAGACAACGCCATTGAACGAGCCCGCCGCCTTGCGAGCAATCATGCCCGTGCCAACGGCGATCTCATTAAAGGCATAGATGTAAGGCTGACCGATATACTGCATCGACCAGATGGCAAGGTCGGTCCATACTAAAGCTTGTTGCGGTCCTTGCAGGCAGCCGACGATCTTCGACCCCTTCGGCAGCCGATACGACCCGGCCTGATTGGTGGACTGCGCGATCCAAGAACCCGGCGAATTGAAATTTTGAACGTCGCACCAGCGGATCAGCAATGGATCTGGGATGCCAGTGAAGGTGCTGCCCCATGCCACGATCTGCCGCTGCGGCATGGCGACAAAGATGCCGTCGTTGACCGGCGGCGCGTAAGACATGACGGTGGCCGTCGTCGCCCCGCTCGTCGGGTCCCAGTAGAAGATTGGACCGGAAGCCGGGTCGATGGTCGTAATCACACCGCCGCTCGCAGCACCAGACCCACTACCGCTATAAGCAACCGTCACCGAAGTCGAGGTCGAGGAAGAAACCGAATAGGTGCCGTTATAGGCAGACACCGACATGCCGGTGACAGTGATGAGGTTGCCAACCGGCACTGTAAATGCGGTGCTGAAGGTAAACGTCACAGAACTACCAGACTTGCCAACAGTCGATACGCTGTTCAGAACCACGTTTAATGCAGGAACAGGGCAGGCAACCATGATCTGCCCAAAATTGTCTATCGTCCAATCGTTCGTATAAATCGGCGTGCCGGTGGTCGGCGTGATCGCCGTGCCAGACCCATACCCGCCCGATCCATACCCGCCGACGCCATACCCGGTCCCGGCAGGAACAGGACCAAAGCCAATATAATAGACAAGGTTGGCATACCCGCCGTTCTCATAGACGCTGCTGGCAGCATTGGCGGTCGTAGATGCTTGGATCGTAAACGTGCTGGTCGATGGAACCGACTGCACGGTGTAATTGCCGAAGATGGTCACGCCATTGAAGACGGTCGGGATCAACGCAGAATACGTGCCGCCGACCGCATACCCATGATTGGCAAGCGTCACCGTGATAATGGATGAACTGTTCGTTGTCGTATATTGCGGAACAGCGCCAGCGTTCGACACTGTCGAGGTCGCCAGGGCGGGCGTGCCAAGCAAACTAAGCGCCTGGATCGTATACGTCGTGCCGCTAACAACTGTCACCGGATAAAAGCCAGACAAGATCAATCCGCCGATGCTGACCTGCGTTGAAATAAAAACAGTGTCAAAGCTGCTTGTTGATATACCGCTATCAATAATAGTAACAGTAGAACTGCCGCTAACTGTGCTAAAGTTAAGAGAAGGGTTGGTCGTTAGAGTGCGCGGTGTAATAGTTGTCAGATTACTATTGCTGATAATCTGTAATGACGATTGCAGGTTCGATGTTGATGCTTGGTTGCCCAGCGCCAAATACTGCACGGCATTGGTATCTTCCCAAGCCCACAAGGCGCGGGTGATCGTCTGGATAGGCTGCGGGTAGTAAGCCGTCCACCCGCCCAGCTTCTGAACCAGCCCCTGCCCCTTTTTGTCATATATAAAGCGGATCAGGTTACATTCGCTGATGGCAGCTTGGTTAAGCGCCTGGGTCTCGTTCTGATCGACGCCAGGGATGAGTTGCAGTGCTGCGCGAGGCATCGTCAGCCCCGCGTCGGTGTAGCAACCGCCGCAGGCGATTCAGACGCCCAGCCGGTGCTTTGGAACTTCTTCCGGGCCTCCTCGACCATGGCACCCTTCAATAAAGTCTGATACTGCATTTCATACGTCGGCCCCATGCTCGGGTCAGAACTGGCCGCACCGAAATTGCGCTGGTATTGGGATATGAAGATCATGCTGGCCTGTAAGAGCAGATCGGGTAGGTAGGTCGAAATCCAAGTCGTGTTCGTGCTTGCCGCCGTGCTGCTGGTGCTGTTGGCGTTCAGGGACTGCAACCGGATCGTGCCGGTCAAGACGAGCGGGTAGGTGGCTGCCGGCCAGGGGCCGACGATGATATTCTGATATGTATCGCCATAGGTCGTCAGGTCGCCGCCATAGACGGCAAAATAAGCCGGAACGCCGGTCGTGGAGGACGATGGGTAGACGTTCTGGATATACTGCTTCGTCACCGGCAACAGGGGCGTCGTAGCGCCATTAGCGGTCACGCTGACGGTTTGCAGGGTGACAAAGTCGTTGATGCTGATCTGAACCAGATTGCTGCCCGAGGATATGCTATACGTGTCGTTTTCGACCTGGGATTGCAGCAGATCGAGGTCGCGCTGGATTCTCAGTTCCGCATAGTTTAACATCTGCGGGATGACGGAATTGAATTGCGTATCGGTCGTGCTGACGATCCCGCCCACCGTCTGCGTGGGAAGGACTGCCATAGTCGCTACAGTCGTGACGTAGCCGTTATACGTGAGCGGCGTAGTGGCAGGTGCGGTCATTATCTACCTCTGACTTGGTAATACTACGCCAAGGTAGGAAAAAGCAATCTGTTAGCTTGCCCTATATTTCCTTCATAAAGTATAAAAAAAAGTTCTTGCGTCTTTGGAAAAAATGTTTGAGGGTGGGCGGACCAGACAAGGAGAGACATGATGGACATAAACGAAATCTATAGCCAGTTGGAGCGGCTGGCGTATCATTTACACCTGTTGAAGACCAATGACGAAAAGACGAGCGAGATGCTCTGGAACGCTTGGGACCATGTGTGCCGGGCTGAGGAGTTTGTTTTGAAAGCTAAAGTGAGCATTGAAGTGAACAGAGAAGATGAAATTGCGCGT